CTGAAACTGAAACCCTTACATAGTGTAAAGTTTTTAATGTTCCAAAATCACCATAATCATAGTCTGGTGTAGCATATCTGGCTAAAATATTACTACCATCAAAATCATTACCAGAATCATGTACGTATACATAACCTGTAGAATCTCCATGATAGTATTCTTCAATACCATTCTCATTAAAACCAGAGCCAGTAGCTGTTGCTGATATACCTCTAGTTTCTGACCATTGAAAACCATTTGGTCTTAGTGTACCAATAATCCCTCTTTGTAAACTTGTTGGAGTTGTTGTATCGGTATAAAATAATCTGTATTGTGATTTATCTCTTAATACTAAACTTGTAATAGTAAAAGTATTTATATTTTCAGCTAGTGTAGTTAGTAAAGGTTGTATTGCTTTTGATACAGTTCCTAACTCAACGTCTCCGATTCTTGCTGTACCGGCTACTGTTCTAAAACCATCAGGTGCTAAAAATATCAAATCACCACCTATCTCTTGTATACTTTGTCCACTTAGACAACCAATATTTTTAGTAACTGGTACAATGACCGGTGTGCTATTTATATTTTGTAACTTGAATATACTATTTTCACAAAATATAAACAGTTCATCACGGAAACTTTTTATACCTACTACTTGGTCTTCTAGTGTTATTGAACCTGACCCTGTGCTTGTAAAGTCTGTTGGGTCTAGTGTACCACTATAAAATATACTATTTAAATTGTCTTCAACTCCTGCAACAACTAAATGTTTGTCGTGAATAGCTGCATGAGTTGCAAACTTTGTTCCTGTTACAGTTATCTCTCCTGCAAAGAAAGTTCTACCTGTAAACGAACCTGTTCCTTCCATTCTAAAGAAGTAAGGTTTGTTAGCTCCATCACATATTACTAATAAACCATAATCAAATGTAGCACCTTCAAAAATTGCAAAATTTACTTGACCTTGAGAAGTTCTAGTTAGTGTGCTACGACCTGTAAAAGCAGTATGATTATCACCACTTCCAGAGACCGAACTTCTACTTATGTTGGTCCAACTTGTGCCATCTTGACTAAAAAATATTCCTGTACCTGCACAAGCTACAACTCCATCACCATAAGGTATTACTCCTAATATATTTGTAACACTACCTGTTGGTAAAGCTGCACTACCTCCACCAAACTTTGAAAAACCATTAATACGTCTGTATCCACCTTCAATAGATACTTCAAAGTTTTTAAGTTCAGTAGCTACTCCGGGAGTTTTAAGTAAATCTATCTGATTAGATGCTTTTACTAATCCTCCATCACAGGCTACTGTATAAGGTTGAGAACGTGCCATATATTAAAAATATCTTCTATCATCTGTCATTACTCTTGGAGTAGGATTGATTAAACTAGACTTCATATATTTTAAAGCTTTTTTATAATCATCTAAAGCAAAAGCTGCTTGTTGTGGGCTTTCTTTAAACTGCCACACATAGTATCTTACTCGTGAAGTAATTACATTACTATATTGTTCTGGAAATACTATTGTATCATCGTGAGCTGAAAGTTTTGTTGGTCTATCAAATGCATAAAAATGCACATTATAAACTTTATCAGGAATAGGACTTAGTCCAAACTTTCGACTATCCGGAGATTTAATAACAAATCTTGGAACACCATAAGCTTGAGTATCAGCATCATCTGCATTTTCGCCATCTCGATATGTACTTTTCCAATCAGATAAATTTAAAAAACGTAATCCTTTTGAAACAAATGGAGCTGATTCTCCAGAAACATTAATAGTTGTTAAGTAAAAATCGTCCCAGTCTACTGAAGCATAATCATCAGCTACACTAGAACTTGCTGCTTTTAACTCATACCATCTTTGTCCGGCTACAGTTGCTACAGTTACGTTCCCATAAAAAGGGTCTGTTGCTCCACTTTCACCGGTTGCAAAGAAAGGTAATTGAGGTTCTTGATTAGCTACATCAAAAATAGATTTATTGATAGCATCTTTAACAAACTGTTGAAAGCCAACAGCACTTGAAAAGTTAGATGATGTTAAAGGTACTTCATTGAGTTCTCTAAGAATCTCATTTGTTAAATCTAAATATGTTGTTGCCATTATTTTTTATGAACCTTTTGTATTTCAAAATTTGCAGTTTTACTTGCTCCCTTATGAGGTTTATAACCTCCACGTGGGTCTTTCATCAGTTTAAAAGACTTACCAGACTTCATCCAATGATATCCCTTTGGTGCTGAAACCTTCATGTTTAGTTAGGTTTTGCCATTGGTGCAGAGTTTACTACCAGACCACCACTATTTTTAGGATTTCTTTTTTTATCCTTAGGTGGCATTCCTCCTCCGTACACTTTTTGCATTCGGTACATTGCTGAACCACCTCTGCCCATCATTTTTTTCTTATGCATTCCCATTATTTTTTCCCCTTTTCTTCTTCGTATTTAAATTTCATTGTGTTATAACCCACCATTTCTTTACATACTTTTTCTTTTTCTTCGATAGTATTGTAATATGAAATGTTGCCACTAGGCTTTGGATTACCTGTTAGTTGTTGTTCGTTATGTTTCATAAGTGTCCTTAAAAAGTGGAGGAGTCCGAAGACTCCCCCGTATTGATATTAATCAACAGTATAAAAAGCTGAAACTAATGCTTCAGGTCTTAATACTTTAGCACCATATACGTGCAATCCTCTAACGATATCACCGAAAGAACTAGGGTCTCTTAGGACCTCAGTTGAGATGATAGTTTGAGCAGTTGCAGTAGATGAAATGTGCCCAGCCATAATCTTACCAGTACAAGTAGATGTAGCAGCAATATTATTAGACTTATACATATCAAAACCACGAAGTTTACCACTAGAAACCAACCCGTTTCTTATTGACCCTTGACCTGCGTTAAAGTCTACAGACAATAACTTAGAACCAGACTGTGCAAGTTCGTTGTAGAATGAAGGAGGGGCTACAAACCATCTACCTTCTTCTGGTACGCTTTGCTCGTCAAGTAATTTAGCCATAAATGACATTACATCTAGTGGGTCTGTTCCAGTACCATCTGAACCTGTTAGGTCGATAGCATTAGAACCACCTTGATGTTGTCCCATTGTTTGAGTAGCTGATGAAGCATCAGCACCCAAGACATGGTCAGGGCTTGAAGAAGAAACTCCACTAAACATTGAAGCGATAACAGCAGCATCATATGAATCTCTCAACGCATAAGCAGCAGATGAGGTTGCAACTTCTTTGAAGTTTACATGAGACATATTTGTTTCAATATCATCAACGATGAATTTGAAAGATTTTGCACTATCGACAACGAGTGTAATCTCTTGGTCGGTTAACTTAGTAGCAGTAGTATCAGAACCCCTTGTATAATCAGAAACTGATATTACAGGTTCTTTAATAATTCTAACTGAGTCTCCAAAAGCAGATATTTCACCAGCATAATCGGTGTTAGTAATAGCTTCCACTACAGATGCCTTCCTAAAAAAGTTTAAAACCTTCTTGGAATATATCTTAGGTAGGAAGAAACTATTGGTTTGTCCACTTACAGAGTTACCAAAGTTAGCATTAGTATCAGGACTTGGTTCAAAAAACTGAGCCATGATTGTACTCCTTTATAAGTTAATAGTTACTTTACGATTCTGCCTTGAATCATAGCTTCGCTTATTTCGGCTTCATGCCTATCAAACTCGTCCATGCTCATAGCAGCAATCTCCGTTTCAGACCAAATTTTCTCTTGCTTTGGCTCAACTTTAGTTGTTTTAGTCGATACCATATCAGCAGCAGATTCTTTAGTCTTTTTAGAATTTGACTTTGTCGTTTTAGAAATCTCTATGCCAAAATCTTTTTTAAATAAATCTAAAGCACGAGAAGCTAAATCAGCATCATCAGCATTATTGTATATCCAATCTTGGATAGACGTAGGCTGTTCTTTTGCCCAACTATGAAAATCATCACTATTGCGAATATCTTCAAAGTCAGGATGCCTATCTAATAATCTTTTTTCAGCTTCTTTTTGTAGCATTTGTTGTTCACGTTCTTGCATTTTCTGTAATCTTTCTTCTAAAATTTTAGCTTTAGATTCAGACTGCATATGAGCAACAGTTTCGACAACTTCATAAACATCAGGATACTCTTTTTTAAATTGTTCAAGTTCTTCTTCAGTTTTAGGAGCTTTATAGTTTTGTTTATTTTTAGTAACTTCTTCAAGTAACTCCTGCTCTCTAGATTTAAACTCATTCAATTTAGAGTCATAATGTTTTTTTAAATCATCATATCGCTTTTTATAATCAGGTTTCTTGTAAGGTTGGTCAGAAGTAACTTCTTGACTTTCCTGTTCAAGTTCCCTTGGGTCTATTTCAGTTTTAACACTTTGATTACTCTTCGGTGTTATTTTTTGAAAAAATAAACCATCATCAGCAGATACAAATTCTTTGTCTTCTACATCATTATGCCAAGATTTTTTCATATTATAAGGATTGGCTTGTTCCTCAGTGACTTGTGTAGTCATATTCTCCTCCTACTCAGGGCTTCGTTTAACAAGGTAGCTATATGTGCACTATAGGGCTTGTCTTGTAAAGGTCGCCTTTCAAAAGTTAATTTTAATAGAGTGCCTAATATCTTAGGGTAGCTCTATCTCGTATTTTAGCTTCTGACGTGACGTTGCATAGGGTCAAGCATCATACTGGATTTAATACTTTTAGATATTTCATCCTCATCTTCTATCATCCTACTTGGTGAATCTACAGTTTCTTTAACAACTCTGATTTCCTGCGTAACAGGTTCTTGGTCAGGTTCTAAAGTTACCATTTCTTCTTCAACGTCTCCACCATGTCGCATTTCTTGTCTTGCATCTGCATTAGCTTCTGCATCTTTCATCATACGCATCAATTCATCAGCTCCGATTTCTTTTGCAGCTTTTGCAGTAAAGACAAATTCTCCATCAGATAACCTTGCAGGTATACTGTCAGAGACTCCTGAACCCGGACCTTCTACAGGACCAGACCCAGCAAATTCTGAAGCAACTTCTATTACTTTATCAAATAACATAGATAGTTGCTCGTCTTGTTGTAATTTTGACATAAGCATATCTTCCTCTTCTTCTGATAATGCTTCATCAAGTATAAAATCTATATAGTTGTCTTCCATTTCTTCATCTGGAAGCATTTCTTTTTCAGGTTCGGGTTTATCCATTAACATAGACATTTGCATATCCATGTCTCCACCTTCTTGTTTTTGCTCTCTTAACATTTTAGCAACAACATCAGGTTCTTCTTTATGTAATTCTTCTAAACCTTTATTAGGTAAAGGTTCACCTCCATGAGCCATACCATCTCGTTCTTTAGCTTGTTTAGCTGCTGTTTTCATTGATTCTGTTTTGTTACCATCACCATCGATGTCTATAAAATCTGGTTTTGCCATTGAAGGTCCACCTTCGTTTTGAATTTGTCGAGTACTAAGTAAAGGATTTTTTCCTTCAATCATTTCTCTTTTTTTCATTTCAATTTTTTTACGATAGTAGTCTTTATCAAATTCATCAAGACCTAAATGTTTTGCTACATTAACTTTTATAGCAATATCTTCTTCAATAAATTTATCTCTACGTTTTGGTAATGGAACTTCTTCAAGAGCTAGTTTAGCATTTCTTTTGATAAAATCTTCATTCCCTTCAATAAAACTTTCTTGAATAGTTTGTGAATCGTCAGTTAGCATACTATGTTTCATTTTTCTTCTTGTCTCCTTAAAGCTTCTTTAATTTGGTCCGGTAGGGATTCCAATCGTGCCAGAGAAGTTATCTTCCCCTGCAACCGGAACATTTCCGATTCCGATGTTGCCACCACCAGTCCCTGTTGGTCCAAGGTCTTGAGGTTGGACAGGTGTTCCAGCAAGGCTTCCCATAGCTCCTTGTTGTTCACCAGTAAGTTCAACTTCCGAGCCATCTGTTTGTCTAGCATTTTGCATTCCTATAATTTGTGCCATTAATGCAGCTTCTTCTGGGTCATTTAAAATCTCGTCTGGATTTAAATCTAAGCTGTAGGCAAGTTCACTAACAAGTTTAGAAATTTTAACAAATGGTGCAATAGCTGGACTTTGTGCAGTTTGTAAGAATGTAGTAAGTCTTTGTGACCTAACTTCTTTCTGCATCAAGCTATTTGTACCAGTAGCTCTAACTTCTAAATCACCTTCAATATCAAGAGAGCCTTCAAAGAATTGCATATTCCATTGAAAAAATGCTTCTCCTAATGGTTTTAATAAAAAGTCGTCAAGATTTTTGACAACAGTTTTTATATTTAAACTAGCTGCTCCTAATAACATTGACATACCAGAAGCTGTTCTTGTCATACTTTGCACTCCTGTTTGACCATGTGAGTAACTAGGTATGCCAGTTTGCTCGTCTGCAAGTTGTCTAAACTTGTCAAACATCATCATATTTTCTGGTGCAGTATTTGGAAACTTTAATCCATGTATAGATTGACCCGGCATTCCAGCTTGTCTTCTAAATATTTTGCCCGGATAAATCTCCATAGATTGACCACCAACTAAGGCAGATTCATCAACATCAAAAATTAATGAACCACTCAAAGCTAAATTATCAATAGCCATTCTTGCATGACCATTCATAATTTGCTGTGAATCATCCATATTTTCTGCTACACCAATACCAAAAAAATTATATGGATTTCGTTCATATGGAAACGCATGATATGGAAGTCTATATGGAGTAAATGGATTTATTACTGCTCTAAGTAGTCTAGTCCCACATATCCATGCATTAATTTGAACTTCATCTAAATCATCAACTTTATCTGAAATTTCAATCCCTACTTGTTTTGCATACTCAACATCCATAATACCCCAGTATTCAATAACTTCAAAGTTAGTTTGATAGGTATCTTCAGACCTTGCATCATCTTTTAATTGAGATTCATAATCTTGTTCAATATAATTAGGACCATCCATAATAGCATCCCTAATTGCATCTTTATCAAAGTATGGCATATTACGTAGTTGTCTAAGTTGACTTCTATTCATTTTATGCCGATGAACTATATATTCACACTCTTCTATATTGGTTGCTGCTGGGTCTGGAAAAAAATCCCAACAACTAACAAACTCTATACGTGGAACTCTGACATCAATCGGATTATAATTTCGATTGCCATCTTCATCTTTACTCCATCTATTTAATCTTTTATTAAAATTAAATGGACCTTTCATTATTCCAGTTCCTAACATAGCTGCTTCTAATAATGCACTACGTATTTCAGATGAACCATTAGATTCTTCTATTTGGTCATGAACTAGTTTTTCCATTCTTCTCGCAGCTTTTTGAGCTGGAGATATTTCTAAAGCTTTTGGATTTGGACTATAACCTTCTACTAGTTGACCACTTAGAGAATTTTCAATAGACTCGGTAAATAAACCTTTGGATAAAGTAGCTCCGGGTTTTAAAACTTTACCATCACCTTCAAACCCAACATCATATGGATTATCAATTCTATTACCTATATCGTCAGGTACTTCATTAGGATTGAAGGATGTTTCTATACCGGGACTTGGATTATTAATATCTAAATGAGCAGCATCAAGTTCTCCTTCTGGCATTTTTGTTTCTTCAATACCAATAGGAAACTTACCTGTTCCAAAAATAACATCAACAAGTTGACCAAAAGCTGCTAAGACTTTTGTTTTTGTAATTTTGACAAAGACTCTAGATTTTTCTGAGTCTCTAAATTTGACTGATTTGTTATATAAACCTCGATAATTTTCATAAGACCTTAACCAACGTCTTTCATCAAGATTTCGTTTTTCTTGAGCTTGATAATATCTATCATTAATTAAGCCTACAAGATTTAATTGTTGTTCTTCTTCTAATGATAAAGTTTGCCCAACCTCATCCTCTACTTCTTCATAGATGTTGTTAGCATTTAAAAGTGTATTTTCTTCTGCCATATATTAATAACCAAATGTAGAGTCTACAGGTTGATATATGTCAGACTTAATTCGTAGCATCCTTTCATGAGGATGGTCTAATCGAGGTCTACTCATTATCATATATCGTAATGCATCGTATGCATGGTCTGCCGAATTAGTATCTACATCTTCAGGATTCTTTTTCGACAAAGGTATACCTTGTAATTCTTTTATTAAGTTTGGACAGTTATTAAAGATTTGTAATCTTGGTCTACCTGTCTCTTTATTTGCTCGTAAATACTCATGTATTTGTATTTTACCAGCTATTCTATTTTTATCAGCTCGTCTTAGTTTATGTCCTTTTAATGCTAACATTTCACCTATAGTCGGACCAGTATAACCAGTCCTTGACCAAGCTGCTGTATCTAACACACCTAAAATAGATTTTACTTCTCCCTCTTCTAAGTTTGTTATCGTGTCGCCTAGTGCTTCGCCTGTAAGACCTTTTCTGTATAATTCTCTATATATAATGAGGGTCTTATCTTCAGGGTCTATCGCACCCCAGAGACAACAACTTTCTGAGGAATATCCATAGTCAATAGCTTTTAATCTTTCCCACCATGAAGGTAATTCGAAAGGTGCTATGACGTGTGTAGATATATCAAACTCTGCAAATGCTGCTCCTTCTGCTATATCCCAATTACCCTCTAGTAACTGTCTTCTTTGTATAGCAGGTAATGAAAGCAACATTCTTTCATATTCACCATCTTCAGCAAGAAATGGGTTATCTTGTAATCTTGCTGGTATAAACTTTCGTGTTAACCCATCAGTTCCTACAAAAGTTTTATTTTCAGTAGCTGGTTCTACATATCTTTTTTTAACCCACCGAGAACCAACTCCACCGGGGTTAGCTGTGCATCTTAAATAAGTTGGTAAGTCTGGATTAGTTGTTCTTAAACGTGAAGCTAAATAGTTCCAACCAAATTCAGTTGGTAAGTGTGTTATCTCATCAAAGCCAATCCAACTATACGCTTGTCCTTGATAACGATACACATCTGCATCACGTTCTAAAAATCCAAACTCGATTTTTGCACCACTTGGAAACTGCCATAACTTTTCTACTTCTTTAAATTTTGCACCTTTGAAAGCTTTTGGATATAACTCACGAGATTTATCTATAAGCTCTCTTAGTTCTGGCATTGACCTTCTAAGTATCAAAGCTCTGTGCTCTGAAAAATGACAATACCTTAAAGGGTCGATAAGCATAGCAAAGCTTTTTCCACCACCTGCTGCTCCTCCGTATAAAACATCTTTTTCGGAAGCAGCTAAAAAATCTGTTTGAGGTCCTTCATTCGGCATAAAAGCCACATGAGAACCTGTAGTATCTAAATGTTTTTGTATAGGGTCAGGAAGTTTTTTAGTTTCTGACTTTGTTAAAACATTAGATGTTAAAACTTTTTCTTCTTCTTTGAGTTCTTTTTGAACTCTAGCTAAATTTCTAGTTAGCTTTTTGACTTTCTGATTTTTTTTATTTAATTTATTTTTAGCTTGTATTGCTAATTTAATATCAGAAAGTTCTGTATTCTTTGGTCGTCCTGATTTTTTCTTAGGAGTTCCATCTTTCTTTAGTATATAGCTCCCATCAGAGTTTGTCAAGTATTTTTTAGGATTTTTTTCCCAGTCTTCCATAAGTTTTATCTACGTATTTTTTTAAACCGGGTCTTGACATTGTCTTACCAGTTTCAGCTTCTAGCCAATCAACACCTACACCTAAACTAATTGAGCCATTATTTACAGATTCAGCTACTTCTTGTAGTATATCTAAATCGTCTTGATTAGGTTTTAAATAACCATCAAAGTTTTCATCAAGCTCATAACCAAAAGGTATAGTCGATGAAGTTCTTTTAATATAATTATCAGGTTTAAATATCATCTATTACGTTTACTTTTACCTTTATGCAACCCATGTTTTGCAAACTGTTTACCTTTTCTAGTCGCTTCTCGTTTTTTTCTATTGGCTGCTGCAAGTTTACGTCTACCTTTAGGAGTAGACTTTAATCTTTTAATTTGTTCCTCTGGTGCATAAACTTCACCAGTGTCAGAGGACTTCTTACCACTAGGAGTTCGCCATTTTTGTTTCGTCCAAGTTCTAAGACTTCTTTGACTTTTTTTGAGTGCCATGTGTTTTTCTTATTGCTTCTTTACCTTTCTTGGCGATTTGGGCTTGTTGCGTTTTACCTGCGACTTTTGCCCTCTGCTCAAGGACTGTGAGAATTTGTATCTTTCTTGCAAAAGGTTTTTTAATTCGTTTAACTTTTGCGACAGTTTTTCTCGCATCTGCTGGAGTTGCGAATTTAATACTGACAGTATCTTTTGGATTTTCATCGGTGTATAATCTCCTTCCACTACCTTTGGGTTTTTTTCCTGTTCCTATTTTTGGGTCTCTTTTTTTTCTTTTCATTTTTCCCTGCTTTTGTTAGAGCTATTGCTACAGCTTGTTTTTGAGGTTTACCTTCCTTTTTAAGTTTTCTAATATTTTTAGAAATAGTTTTTTGACTACGTCCTTTTTTAAGTGGCACTTATTTATAACCTCCACCTTTAGCTTTATATTGCTTTGCTAAAAGCTGGGCTTTTCGAGCTGACCATTGACCGGGTTTACCACCTTTAGAACCAGCCTTAATCCTCTCGAAAAGTCTCTTACGCATAGTCGGCTTTGTATAGTTACCGGCTTTATTAACAGTAGACTTACGTTTTTTTGTTGTTTTTTTTCGTACCATCATTTCCTCCGAATATTCTATCCCAGCCTTCTGCGTATTGAGACTGTTCTTCTTTGGTATAAAATTTACCAGTTAGTCCTAGTATTCTTTGCTTCTTTTTATTCTTAGAAGAAAAAATAACAGGCTTTTGTTCTGAACCTACTTGTGGCATATTTAAAATTCTAATGAAAGAATAAAAAAAGATAATAACATAAAACCAAACATTCCTAGTTGAATACAAGTCATAAGGGCAACAATTTTTAGTTGTCTATCTGCCCACCAGTTCAGTTCAGTCTTTTGCCACTCTTCAAAGTCCATATTACCACTTAACCTTATCAGCCCACCATGCAGCCGACATTTTACCTCGTGCTATATTTTTAGCATGACGTGCTTTAAAAGATTTACGTTTAGCTTTCATTCTAGCAGACTCACCTTTTTTTGGTTTACCTGCTGTGCCTTTTAACGTACCAACCTTTTTACCTTGCTGACCAAACCTAATAGTTTTAATTTTATCACCTTCTTTTGCCACAACAACATGAGACTTAGTTGGATGATTAGGAGTTCGTTTAGGTTTATTATACCCACTTACTCCTGCTTTTTTTAATCTTGGGTCAGGTTTCTTAGCCATTAATGTAATACTCTATCTTTAGGAAAAGGTATAACATTATCTTTATACTTTTTCTTTTTAGTTTTATCAATAACCATAGCTGTAAGTTCACCAACTACAGTCAACCCATTATCTATAGCAGCTAATTCAGCAGTTTGCCAATCTTTAGCTATAATGTTTGGACCAGCATATAAAGTATCTTGAAAGATAAACTCAGTCAGAAATATCTTCATAGTCACCATCCTCTATATCTAAAGGAGCTTTATCAGGCATTAAAAAGATACCACCTGAGTTTACATTATGATTTACATCAACTCTATCAATCTTTGCTACTCCAACTCTATCTAATAAAGTCTGGGCTGCTGTAATTTTATTATTAGCTTGTATAATAGGTTTATTTGATTCCATAATTTCAACAAGTTTAAACGCAGCTTTAGGTGCAGAATTAGCTAAAATATTTTGAGTCAACTCTAATATTTCAGACTTTAAAGTCTTTACAACATGATGGTAATGACTTTTGTATCCTGCAAGTTCAGCAGCTTTCTTAGCATCGCCTTGTGTTTCAATAAGGTTATCTAAAAAAGACTGTTGTTTAGGGGTAAGTTCTCTGTTTTTCACAGAGGTATCTACTGTTGAAAGTATAGCCATATCCCTTATTATAGTGACACATGATAGACTTGTCAAGTTTTTAGAGTTTTTATTCTAAACCTATTGACAAAACTGTATCTGAACTGTAAAATATTATTGTGCCCTCCGGGGTCAAATAGTAATTCTACTAGCTCAAAAAACCCCACAGCACACCTCACAAAATACTCTTATAAGACTCGGGGCGTTAACTAGTTTTTGAAGTAATCTGGTTAATACCTAAATTGGCTAATAATGTTCGACCATGCCATGTATATGTAGGTAGAGGGTATGGCAACCTGCCCACCCCTTACAGGCTTCGAAAATCTGTTTAATAAGGCTACAATATCTACTCTACTTGAAAGGTTTTCTAAGTACTTGATATCTCGCATAGTTTTTTCGAGCATTTATAGTAGCTATGCTCTCATGTTT